GCGACTCCAACGTGAATCTTCTGCTTTCGGTTTTAGATGAGATAGCCATGGTGTTTCAATGATTAGTTTTTGTAAAAAGATAGACATGTTATCCGCACGTTCTTTTGATGCGGATATAATCATTATTTTTTTCTCTGGATCTTTAAAGAGTGTCCAAAGCACAAAAGCGCCAGTAATCCAAGATTTACCAACACCTCTAAAGGCTTGGATCTGTAATCTTTTTGGTCCATGTTGAAGATAGTCAGCAATTGAATACTGCGCTCTAGTTGGGGAGGGTAGATCAAGTTGCTCCCAAAGTGCTTGAAGGAATAGTTTAAAATCGTCTTGTAGGGCGGTTACGACTGAGGTCATAAGTTTACATTACCCCCACCTGATCCGCCTGTATTAGGATTACCGGGACCACCAGTTTTGGTTCTATCTTTACCACCTGATCTACGTGGTCCACCGCCTCCTCCTACTTGTTGATCTTGTTGTTTCTTTTTCTTTGGATCTATCAATAATTCACGTTGTCGATCTTGGAAACGTTTAGATTCACTTTTAATATAAAGGTCTTCTAAGGTAAACTTACCACCTTCTCCTGAACCTGAACCAACTTCCTGTTTACCACCAAACGTATCTACTTCAAATTTATCCCATCTATCATCTCTTTCATCCCTTTGTCTAGGAGATTTAAAGTTGTCAGGTCTTTTATAATCAATATATTCACTGAATTCTGGAGAACTACGATCTGCTTCCCATTGCTTCCATTTGTCATCTCTTTCGTCTAATGCACGAGCTCCAGCCGTACGTTTTTTTCTATCTTCTAGATACTTTTTGTAAGCTTCTAATTCTTGATTAACTGGAGGCGGAGTCCAGTCATCGGGTCTTTTTACTGGCATAGTTAGTTATTAGCGATTGATTAAGATCCTCTTTGAATATACTTCATAACTGGATTCATTTCTGAAATTACTTGAGCGCCATATTTGGACTTCAATTCTTTACGTAGAAATTTATTTAATTTAGCATAACTTTCAAATATTGTAAATACTTCTTTAGCATCAGCTGTTCCATCTAATACTGATTCACTAATAGCCTTTACATATTCATCAAATACTGCATCAGCTTTTTTACCACGACCTTCTAGACCTAATTCTTTAGCCCAATTATGATAACCACCTTTTTTACGATGTAGTTTCTTTAACATTAAAGCTATATTTTCTGGAGTTCCAGATGTAGGTAATTTAAGTCGTTTAATGTGATGTAAAAGGTTAACTGCAATATAAGGATCTTGAGTAATTTTAGTTAACATAGCTTCAGCTGCTTCTTTATTGCCAAATATATGATGCCATTCTTTGCCAGCAACTTGGTTAAAGGCTCCAGTTATAGCCTTTCTTATAGGATTTGTTCTAGCATAAATTTGTTGAGTATCTGAACCTGGATTAAAAGTAAAATTATCGTACATAGCTCGTTGTGCCTCAGAAATTCTAGATTTACTAGCACCTTCTTTAACTGCTTTTTTATATCTAGCCATGTCTTTATCTAGTTGCTTACTTCTACCTATTAACTTCGTTAACCAACCACCTTTATCGTCAGCTAAGTCTTCTAAAGTCATATGTTCAAATCTAGTACCTTTAATGTCTTTATGATAAGGTTTAGATAATCTTTCAACAATTTTAGACTTCCCTCCAGGTGACTTAGATAAAGCTTCAATAGGACCGTGCCAATTAGCTGGTTTCATATCAGAAGCAATTTGAAGAGGTTTGGCTGGATTTATTGCATCAGATACGTTAGGTTTTATCCTTAAGTTATTTGGACCTACTGTAGCAAGCTGAGGTTGTAAAGTCTGATTAGGTGGGAATAGGTTTATATTACGAGCTGTCTTCGATTTAATAGCTAACTTACGTGCTTTATCTAATCCTTTAATACCTTGAACCTTACCTCCTATCCCAGGTGTAGCGAATCCAATAGCTAATGCTGCAGCTGTACCTACTCCTTTAGGAGCACCTTTATCAATAAGAAATTGTGAAACATCATCTCCTAATAATTGCGCACCTTTATCTGCTATTCCTAATGGAGAATGTTCATATGCCCAATCCAATCCTTCAACTAATTGTTCAGGAGGTTTAGGGATAAGATTACGAATTTTATTTAAAGTGATAGCACCAGATGTAAGATTATCCTTTACATTCTGAAAAGATGGTTTAGATATTCTAAGTCTGTTTGGATCATCTAATGTTTCTATGGTACCATCTGCCCATTGAATTTCTTCTGCCATCTACATACCTCCTAAGCTGTGTTCTTACTACGATCAACTATCTTACCAGGAGTCTTCTTAGCTTTCTTGACTTGATATACAGCTTTCTTGCTTGCTACCTTTTTCCATTTACCTGCTACACGTTTATACTTCACACCACGTTCTGTTTTAGTATCACCATCTTCTGGTGCATCAGATACTTCTTCTTTTTGCAGACCTTTACCACGTCTGAAGTTTTGATTAATAGACATAATTACTTACGTTGTGCTCCGCCTCTAGCGCGGTTTTTCTTTGTTGATTCCACATTCATTTTTGGATGACTTACATCACCAGTGGTTTTACCTTTACCGTCTATCTTTAGAGCTCTACGTCGCCTTTGTAGATCAGCTCGGTACTTCTTTTTAGCAGGAGTATTATTTCTTTTTGTCTCATCTCTAGAGTGCTTTTTCCTAGCTTCTGGATTCGATCTATAGTACTTCGCGGTCTTACCAGGATTAGACACGAACGTTCTTGCCATACAACCTCCTTTGTACTAATTCGGGATCTACTTTAGGCATAATTTTATTAAGTTTATCTAATGGATTACCATCATAAGCAACACCACTAATATCATTGGTCTTTAACCAATCACAGGCTGCTTTTAAGTCTTGAGTAGTAGCTTCGCCACTTTTAACCCTTTTCAGGAATTCTTTTGTGACAAGGCTATGTAATTCATTGAATTGGGTTTCAGTGGCTTTGTTCATCTAACTAAATAGTTTTTCTTTTACAATAGCTAACGCTTGATCGTCTAGTTTGTTATCGGTACGCTTTACATAAGCTTCAAGTAGATCTACTACGAGCTTTTTAACTGAATCCGACTTCAAGAAGGCGAATAGGATGGGCTTGATTACTAGGATCATTTTTATTTACCAAATGGGTTGAGTTTTTTCCACCATGGTTTTGGTGGTTGAGGTGGAAGCGCTGCAGCCTGAGCTTTGGCAACTTCCGCTTTGAATGCAGCTATAGGAATGATATCACTACACATATGATACACACGTGTACCAGGACGTATCATGAAACCTTTCTGCTGCAATGATGCACATTCTTTAGCTCTAACTAGTTCATAGTCTAGAGCCATCTTAGCCTCCTGTCTTGCTGCAATAGACTTACAGCGTTCAATCATAGAACCATCTAATGGCACCATGAAATTAATCTGTGCTCCCCAGTTCTCGCTAACAGTGTAGCTTTGCTGATCCATAACATCATCAAATGGTGTAACATGATTGCCCATATAGAATGGACTGAAGGTCATAGTCGCACCATTACAACTAATGTTTGGACCTAAATGTTGTCGAGATGGAGCTCCATTATTCTGGAATTGCACAGCTTGATTGGTTACATTTCCAGTCGCTGCAGCCACAGGATTAGATGTGTTCTGCACTTCTGGTTCTGCATAAGCAGGTAAACCTATTGTGAGAAGACCGATAAGGAGGTAGTAGTAGCAGTAGTTTCGATTGTTCTTTCGATTTCTGTTACTTCTAGTACCTGACTTGCGGCTCTTGTTATAATCTCTAGTGAGAAATCTGAACCAGCTGTCGTCATGTTGAATACTGAATCTGAGTCTGCGATACCGCCTGATGAGGTGGAGGTATGGGTTATATTGTCCCCACTCCACTTGTTCAAGGCTGACCCGTAAGTTGTTATCGTTATGTCTTCTTCTATATCTTGAGTTGTAGTTGTTGTTGAGTTCATCGACCCCTGGGTGAATTGGGGAGTAACTAACTCTGCTCTCGCTACCGAGGGGGATAACAGTAGGAAGAGTAATAGCCATTTGTTCATTCTTCCTTCTTTTTAGCCATAGGACAATTGACGGGACCGCCTTTATCTTTAGAATTACCAGTGGACAAGCCAAAAGTGGCCAGGGCTCCCGTAAACACGCTGGCAACGAACGTGATATCCGAGTTACCAGCTTTCTTTATCATGGGTAATTCTATGTAATTCATAGTTATTATGAAGCCAGACCAAACAACAACGCCAAGCCTGACGAATGTACCAAGGATCTGGATTTGGTGTTCTTGGTCTTCAGCGGCATCTTTTAATTTGCCGAGGAGACTTTTTCCTTCCTTTTTTTCTTCCATGCTTCAATGCGTTTGTTCAGCTGTTTCGTTACAAACTTTTTAATTTGTTCGAATAAAGGTTGTGCCAATGTAGTGGTAGCTACAGCTCCTAAAGCAGCAGTAACAGCGGTAACCATTACTTCTGCTGTAGGGAGTGGCATTTGTATATCTAATACAGGTATTTGTAATTTAGGTGCTGCTGGTGTTTCTGTTGTCTCCTTCTCCTTCGCCTTCTGTGTGCCCTCTGGACGCTCCAAATCACTCGGTGGGATGACTATAGGCCGAAAGGCTGGAACGTCCGCTACAGGCTGTTTTAGGTACATCTGAGGGATGTATAAACTTTTAGGTATATCAGGCGTAGGAATTTTTATACTCATCCAGCCTCTAGTGCTTTGACTTTAGCTGATAATTCTTTAATTGCATTAAGCATGTGCCACATAATTTCATCTGTATCTACAGTTTTTACTCCTGTTAAAGGATCTGTTGTTACACAACTAGGAGCAACTGATTCTAATTCTTGAGCAATAATACCAATTTGTGTACCACCATGGCCTAAAGCTAATGTTTGTTTATACTCACCTTCTACACCTAAACCTTCATCTGCTTCTTCTTTAGTGAATTTATCTGTACTGACTTTTGGAAATGCACTTCTATCAATTTCAGCTTCAGTTCTATACTCAAAGTTTCTAACTTTAAGATTATCAATAACACTGAGACCTACATTATTATCAACAATATTTTTCTTTAGTCTTTGATCAGAAGTTGTAGTCCAAGAAGAGCTGTTGTTACCTTGTGTACAAGCACCACCATCTGAACCATAAATCCAGACATTACCATTAGCAGCACCGTTTGCGCCTTTAGCAATCCAAAGAGAGTCACCTGTTGTTGATATTTGGTTTTGACCGGCTCTATATCCTAAGCAAACTGCGTGAGAACCTGAACTAACGGTATACCCGCAGTCATAGCCTATAAGTGTATTATTACTACCGGTAGTTATATTATTACCTGTTTTACCGCCAATACAAGTATTTTGGCTTCCTGAAGTTGTACTGTTACCTGCGTTTAGACCTACACAAGTATTTCTATCTCCTTCTATTGTTCCAGTTGACATAGCCTGGTTTCCAATAGCAACATTATTCTCCCCCTCTGTTATTCCAGGGGCACAATAATAACCTAGGATAGCGTTACCTGTACCAGTAGTCATATTTTTCCCGGCTTCCTGTCCAACAACAGTATTATAATCACCTGTTGTCAAATCTTCTAATGCTTGAGCACCAATACCAACATTACCAACTGCCGAAGTTGCTGAGTCAAAACACAATGCTCCTATTCCAATGTTATCATGGCCATTACCTGATTGGAAACCATTCTTACCAGCCTGAAAGCCTAGCATTGTATTGGAATATCCGTCAACCGAATTCAACATCGCCTCTCTACCTACAGCAACAGTATTATAAGCTGATGTAGAATCCTCCATAGCTTTCGTGCCTATAGCAGTATTACCAGTAATACCGGACGCTGCATTTGCATTATGACTTGCTAAGGCTCTATGTCCAACGGCAACATGTAAGCTAGCTTCAGCTGTTGCAGCACCTGCTTGATAACCAATAAAGGTGTTATCATCTCCATCTGTAATTGCTGTACCGGCATCGAATCCGTATAGAGTATTATCTGTAGCATTCGTTCCGTTAAAACTATCCCCTGCATTCGTACCAGCGACTGTATTATATTGTCCGTCACTAGTTACACCTGCAGATACATCAGCCCATGTTAAACCGCCATTATTACCTGATTGTTTTTGTAGGTATTGACCATTAGTACCAGCATTAGATATATAAAGATTATCTTCATCAACGGATTGAGAAGACATATGTTCTAGATCAACTGCACCAGCGGCAATATGCTCTGAGTTAATAACATCATCTTGGATATTATCTCCATCTACGCAATCAGCTGCTAAATGTGCATGATCTATAGATCCATCATTATAATGTTCTGAATCTATGCCATTATCTGCTATTTTTGTTTCATCGATTGAATCAGCTGCTATTCCGGCAGCTTTTACGGTTGTTAATGCCATTAATCTGCTGCCTCCGCTGTGTTACCTGCATCTACCCATTTTTTATATTCTCTATAATCAGAGTTACCTTCAGCAAGAGGGATGCAGATTCCTACTTTCAGGGTACCGTCAATATAGGGATGAACACCCGTTACTTGTCCGGCTGAATCTTTATTAAATTTGTAATTAGTAATTGCCATAATTAAAGCTCCGCCTCTGCTTTAGCGAACCATTCTCTATCAGTAGGTCCATATCCATGTTGTAAATTAGCATGAAGTACTGTATCTAGACTGCTGTAAGTTCCTGAACTTCTTGTATTCATTAATTCGAAACCACCTAATCTAGCACCTCCTGCACTAAAAGCCCATCCAGATGCTTGGTTAGCAAGAACGGATCCTCCATATAAAAGGTCATAGTTTGCAGAACTAGGAGCGATTGTATATGTAGGTACTGCTCTCATAGGAGACTTAAGTGGTATATGACTTAAAACTTGAGTAGAAGAATGGACCCTCATAATTAAGCCAATTTTCTTATGGAAAACTTGGCAATATCTCTGGCAGTCTTGCATTTCTTGGCTAATAGATTTCTTCTCATATGTAGTAGCTGATGTACCTTCTTCAAGTTGAACATTAGCAATTAATAAGTCCCAAGCTGTGCTAGCAGCGCTACTACCTTGTCCTATATGGAAATTGAAGAAGCTATCAGCATCATTAATCGTCTTACCACTTAAAGATGGAACGGTAAATGTAAGAGATTGCCTTGTCCAAGTACTATCTAAAGCTGTTAAAGATGTCTCTGCTATATCAACATCAGCACTACCAGAACTACCAAAATCTTGATTCGCCCAGAATTTTAAACCACCTGGAGGTGTTGTACCTTTAGCCCAGAAAGATAAAGTCCAAGAACCAGGTACAAGTCTTCTAACATTCTCAACTCTATATCTAAGACTGGACCAGTCAGCTCCTGTAGTTACATTCATTCTGGCATATTTCCCAGATCCTTCTATTTCATCACCACCACTAAATGTTTCTTGACTGAGTGTAGAACTTGCTCCAGATAATTGTTGGTACCATCTATCTAAGACATACTCTTGTGAAGTCGAACTTGTAACTCTTTGAGCTATTTCAAATGCTGAGTTGATTATAACATTCCGATTTGAAAGTGTGTCAGTTGTTGTAACTTCAGCCCATACTGGGTTGGCACTTCCACCTTGTGTTTTTAGGAAGTAACCATTAGTACCAGCACCTAAACGTGCAGGAGCGCCTCCAGATCCATAATAAAGTACATCACCTTGAGTACCATGAGCCATTTCATCTAGATTAACAGCGTTGTCAGCTAGGTGCTCATTATCTATAGATCCATCTGTATAATGCTCAGAATCAACAGCATTGTCAGCTAGGTTATCTCCATCTACGCAATCAGCTGCCAGTTTAGCATGTTCCACTGCACCTGTACCTATCTTAGCTGCTATTACTGCTCCAGCTGCTATTTTAGCTGCACTTACTGTACCATCTCCTGGTGTAGGAATACTTACAGCAGAACCGATTTGTATAATAAATATACTAGCACCAGCTCCTGGGGCTGAACTGAATACAATAGTATCTGCATCAGATAAAGCGAAACCTTCAGCTGGTGCAGAAGTACCTGTATTAGCTTTCTGTATAACACCGTTAACACTAACTATCAGTTGTGCTGCACTTGCTACACTAGCTGCACTACCTGATGTACTAGTTTCTTTTAAATCAAATGTTGCGTTAGTAAGTGTAGGTGCATCAGTTGTACCAGGATTGGTCAGTACTAGATATTTAAAGTCACCAGTAGATGTTACTTCACCCCAAGATGATCCATCATAGACTTTCATCTTGTTAGCATTAGTATCAAACACTAAATCACCTTCATCATTATCAGATCCAGGTTCTCCAGCTGCTACACGGTATCTATTATTAAAGTCGTTTATATCATCACTTAACTGTACAAAGTCTGACTCCCTTATCATTGCCTGGTGGTAATTATAAGTCTGACTTGATCCAGTGGATACAACCATCAAACCAGCACCGGACTGGAATACATAAGGATCAGGGTTTGAACCAACACCACCTCTTAATTCGGAAGGGAACCCGTTAATTGTTACAGTAGAATTATCTAATGTATCACCGTTAGTAGATACACCACTAGAATTAACTTGTAACCCAGCTGCGTCAGTTATACTAATTACAACACCAGCTGCGGGTATGGTATTAGGGAAGGACTCATCGTCTGCTATAACCTCAAGTCCACCAATAGGTGCAATTACACTTGAGACATAATCTACAACAGCTCCTGATGTAGGAATATGCGAGTCACTATCTGATATAGTTGTCTGTTCGCAACCTATCATACCGATCTCAACTGCATTATTAGCAATTGTTACAGCACCTGTATTAGCAATAGTTACGTCACCAGATACTGCCACAGCAGTTGGAACGTTAGATCCATTACCAACAAGTATTTGACCGTCAGTTACGTTTGCTAGTTTATTATGAGCAATAGCTGCACCAGATGCTACAGAAGCGTTAACCACAGCATTACTTGCTAGTTGGTCAGCACCTACTGCATCGTCAGCAATCATAGCCTGTTCCACAGCATCATTAGCTATAGTAACAGCACCATCATTTGCTAAGGTTACATCACCTGAAACTGCTACAGCTGTAGGTACGTTAGACCCATTTCCTACAAGAATTTGACCGGATGTAACACTAGCTAATTTACTATGTGCTATATCTGCAGAACTATTAAGATCAGCATTAACAATAGACCCATCTACTATTTTAGATGAGTTTACTGAGTTTGCAGATAAGTGTGCAAGATCAACCGAACCATCAGTAATATGTTCTGAATTGATTGCATCGTCTTGTATATTATCTCCATCTACAGAATCATTTGCAAGCATTGCATGTTCTACAGCACCATTGGCTATAGTGAATGCACCTGCATTAGACATGGTTACATCCCCTGAAGGGGTAACCTGAGCACTTACATTACTACCATTACCTGCCCAGATCTTTCCATCTGTTAAGGAGTGAGAAGCTATATTAGTATTAATTCTGTCATCAATAGCTTTAGCTGTCATTATATAGCTATCACTATCAATGAAAGCTTCTGTACTATCTAGTGTTTGTGTAGAATCATTCCATTTACCATCTACTGATTTCTCTGTTTCCTGGCAAACATATAATGTTTGGTTAAAGTCATTGTTTAAATCTTGTGCTCTAACTGCAGATCCAGAAAAGAATTCTGATTGAAGATTATCAATATTTGTATCACGATATACTCTAATTGCTACTGAACTTTTAGGAGCACCACTAGCTTCTTGTGTACTAGTTGCTCCGCTAGCATCAGCAGTAAAGTTTATTTGGGTAGCATTGGCAAGTTCGAAATTTGTTGTATCAACCTGATTAAGGGAAACCTTAATATCGGTGTCTTCTAAATATGGGAATGTGAAGGAATAGATTCTAGTAGAACCGTTTCCTGTATAGTTATTTTCAATTGTATAAGCCATAGTTACCTGTTAGTCATTTGGAGTAATTGGTTTGCTTCTTCGTATTGTGATCTGCTCTTTACAGGTTTATCTATTCTATTATATACTGATGCTTCAGCTTTCTTTCTAGCACTCATTAAGGTTATAACGTCAGGATGACTTTGAAGCGTAGCCCACGCTTTCCTCTTAGCTTGATTAAATATATCTCTAATCATTTTGTTATGAGGATAATCCATAGGATTAATACCAGGAGGACGCCTATGTAAGCCATCTCTGATATCTTTCTCCATCTGATTCATAGATTCAATGAATTTCTTCTTCTTAGAAAGCTTAGCAAGCTGTAAATCTAAACGTTGATCACCTAAAGCTTTTTGGAATTGAGATCTAACTTCAGGTGCTTCTGCTAATGATGTACCATCAGGTCCAGTTAGTGTTGCTAAATTTAAATCAAACTGACTCTTAAATAAAGTAGCTCGTCCGATTTGTGATTCTGTCCACTCCTCTTTACTATACCCATGTTCTTCAAAATTAAGTTGAACAGGGCTGATCATATTATAGAACCTAACTATAGGATTCCAATCTTTAATAGGTTGTCCAGTTAGAACATCATATTTAGTTGGAAGTTGTCTTTCTCCAGCAATCCCTTCTAAGAATAGATTCCTACTACGAACTGTTTCCCATAATCCAGCATTAAGTTCCTTCATATGAGGGTTGAGAAACTTACCTATTTCGTTTCTTAAGCCAGCATAAGGTATAACATTATTCATTATATTAGCAGCTATCCTTTCTAACTTCTTAGGATTATTACCAAATAAATCAGTTAATCCTGTTAAACCTTGTAGGTAAGTCTTAGTAATCATACCTTTAGAAAGTGCTAACGTATAACTTAATAAGCCTCTTTCAACAGCATCTGTACCTATAGTATCCATATTATCACCAAGGTCAGCTATACCAGATAGAATACTAGTAAATGGTTCTAAGGACTCATGCCCTACCCATATACCACCAAGTTTGATTGAACGTGGTTTCCATCCACCAGCTTCCCAAACTTTACGTAATCTCATATCAGCAGGTCCATTACCAGTTAATTCACCAGATAAGTATTTCTGACCTGCCATGAACATGATAGAACCACCTATAGCTAATCTACCATTTTGTAAAGCTTTTGCATTAGCTAAGTCTTGTGCATTCTCAATACCATACTTAACAACAGACTCTAAGTTATCAGGTGTAGCCTTAGCTATATCATTAAACTCTCTAACCAGGAAGTTGAATCCTGGTGTATGTTTCATAGTCAATTCTAAACCATTAATACCTGTTCTAGCAAACATATAGAATGGTTTTAACTGAGGATACGTAGTAAATAATTCATTTAAAGACTTACCAAAACCTGTTAAATCTTTAGTAAGTGTTACTTCCCCTCTAGCATATGACAACATACTGTCATTTATAGCACCAGTGTTAGGATCAAATATTTCATTCTGTAATCTAGTTTCATATTCTCTTATCAATTCATGACTGATATCAGGTATAAGTCCATCAGCTTTTGCTTCCATTGCACCTCTAAGTGCTTTACTTCTAGCTCTAGCTCTACCTAATATCATGGTAAAAGCATCGTCAGTAGCAGCTAATAACTTCATATTATAATTAAAGAAGTTAGAATGATTTGCTGTACGTGCTAGGTTTGTTACACGGAATGCTCCGACTTCTCCATCACTAGCTCTACCACTTTCTTCTGCCCAATATCTCATTAAATCCCATTGCTGATCATCAAGGGTGTATTCAGCATATCTACTTTTAACTGTAGATAAATCGCCTGTCCAGTAACCATTAAGTCGATGTTTGAAATATTCAAAGGCTTCTGGTACTGTATGGATCATAGCATTTATTTCTGCTAATCCTTCCCTTAATACAGAGTCATCTGTAAAGCCAGTTGTTATATATCTACCAGCTCCACCAAGTGTCTGAGCTATAGGTCTTAGGAACGTAGCTGTAGAGGTACCTAGAATCGCCCGTATGGGGGTCTTAGGACTGCTTAGCATACTATTTATCATAACACCTTGTAACTCTTTTACAATGGCTCCTGTCTGCCTTATACCATCAGCTGATGTATGACCAATTAATCTATGACGCATGTAAGAGTCAAAGTCTTGCCAATTATTAATTTTATTGGACATAGAGAATGCTTCTAACATAGCTCTCAATAAGTCATCAGAAGGCGCATCTCTTGCTACATCAAACATCATACTTACACGACCTTTTACTTGACCATGTAAATCAGTGAGTACTTGTTCAGCTAACTTCTTACCACCTGGTTGAGATAACATATCTCTATAAGGTTGACTCATTATGAATCTAGATCTTTCAACTTGTTCTAGACCTACAATAAGATTATTCTTTAGGTATTCTAAAGGACCGCCTACATCATCTATATTTGTAACATTGATTAATTCTCTTGAAGCAATACCTCTATCACGTAATTGTTTAAATAAGGATTGTTGGATTAAATCAGCAGCAAGTATTTCTTCTAAGGACCATTGATCTGGATCATCAATACTTTCAAGGAAAGGTCTCCAGAATTCATCAGTTTCTAGTTGTGCAGCATCACGACCACCAACAGTCTCCTTCATTCTTTCAAAGGCATCAGAGTAAACATCATGTAAACCTTTACCTCTAGCTGTAAGATCTTTCTCTAATTCAACAAATCTTGGATCATTCCTAAGTTCTTTGCTAATAATGTTATTGATACCTTTAAGTTTAGATCCTGTATTTGCAATAGATTCAGCAGCAGCTGGAGTAATTAAACTTTCTGTAGATCCTAATTCAGAACCCCATTCTAATGTGATCCTCTTCAATGTCTTAGCAATATCCCAGGCACTACCTAAAGAATTAGGAGCACCTTGCCAATGTTCACCGATGGGTTTATTCTTATGAGCACCAAATCCAGGTTTGTTTAATTCAACTTGACCTTTCTCAAGAGTTTGTTTCTGAATACTATCAGCAGCTTCAGCTATTTTACGTTCTGCTCTGTCTAGATTATCTTCAAAATCAGGTGTCCATGTACTGAACTTACGGCTTCTATCTGCTTTCTGCACCTTTAGCATCTCAAATATCTGTTGATCTGGATCTAATTTAGTAAAATCAACACCCTTATTATACAATTTTTGAAGAGTTTTAGCTCTTAAATTCTTAGATACTAATGCTTTTGCAGTTTGCTCAGCTTTAAATATTGCAGCAGATTCTAGTTTATCTATATTATTTAAGACATCTTTGGTGGGATTATTTACTTTACCTTTTAGTTTCCTAACTTTACCTATAGCTCTCATAGTTCCCTCAATAGGGACACCTAGACCTACGCCCTCACATACAGACTTTACTGTTTTCATTGCTGGGTGATCGCTATCATTAGTAGTACAAGGTGTATCAATAAAACCAAATCTATCTCTAACAACTTGTAATCCGTTAGCATCCTGTGAGTACTCTGAGAATATATCTTGTACTGCACCTACACTAGCACCTTTCACAAGCCAATTGGAACTCATTACAGTTCCTTTTGCAATTGCAGATAGAGTTCCTGTACCTTTAGCGAGAGCTGATCCCCATCCAACGATAGGTATAGCCATTGTACCAAAGTGTACACCAGTTCTGAGAAAGTTACCCCACCATGTTTTAGTGATAGGGTTTAGATCCCCACCAAGTGGATTAAAGTCTGGCTCATAATCACCAGTTTCATTAATTTCTTTAACCATAGCCCCAGAGGCCATGTCCAAAGCTCGCTCAGGTGCAGTAGCAAAGGAGCTTACTGTATCTCTAGTACCACCAAGTACTGCATTTTTTAATTCAGTAAGGTTTTCACCAAGACCAAATTTACTAGGATCTTTGGCTCCATGAGGATCTTTTTGTTCCGCTGCTCTTTGAGCTTCCGCAGCTTTTTGTGCTGCAGCATCCTCTTCAGATTTTTGTCTTTCAATGGCTTCTTCATTAAGCCTTTGTTCTGTTAGTTCATTACTCTGTTCTACGAGAGTATGATCTATAAAAGGTCTTTCACTCATAGAATTTACCTTGTGTCTTTGCTAATTCTTTTACCCAGTCAGGGGCTCCATCAATAAACCTCCATCCTAAATGTGTTCCACCTGATATTGGTCCAAATACTAATGTAGGTACTTCTTTCTGAAGTAAAGGGATTTTAAAATTAGCTGGTTTAGTTGCGCCGATAGGTGTGCCTCTATCACTTGCAGTAGCATATGTAAGTTTAGTACCAGGTTCAAAATGTCTTAGGTTAAAATCATTTTTAAAAGAGGATGAAAGTCCTGGTGTTAAATTTGCTTCGTCAGCATTATATGTAAAAGAAGCTTGTCCTGTTTCTTCTGTATCTACAACACCAAATGGGATACCACCATGTTCAGATAGTACTCGTTTCTGTATAAGTTTAACGTGTTCAGGTTTTAATAACTCATGTTGTTTTATACCAAGTTTATCCATCACTCCTTTGAAACCGCCTTCTTCTACAGTATTTAAATATTCAGCGCTAATACCAGTCGCTTCTTCTAGATAGTTATCATTCAATCTAGCCATTGGTATGCCATAGAAATTTTTACCTCCATCTTGATTGATCTCTAATTTCTCAAGATGACTATCTTTTATGGAAGCATTAACTTTGGCACGTATTTGACCTGAACCACCTCTTTCCATTATATATTGAGTTCTTTTATCAGCATTTAAATATTGGAATTCACCAGCTAAACTGATATTTATACCCATACCTTCTAATTGTTCTTTTAATATAGCTGCTTGTGTTTTACCACTTTTAGCAGCTAATTGAGTTAGAGTATCATCAAATACTTTGTAGTAATTTCCATCATCTGCTTTATAAACTAGATCTTTATGAATCCTACCACCTGAACGTAAATGAACAGCTATACCTTCAAGACGATCTTCTAATGCTGTTAAAGGTGAATCAAAACTAAAACCATTACGTTGCCATTCGTTACTAGCACTTGTAGTTAAATCTTGTGTACGGGTATCTGAACTTTTGAAGACCATCCATTTATTTATATCTTTCTCGAATAGTGCTTGAAGTTCTTTGGTAGCTTGACCTATGGCTTGTCCTTCTGGTACGTTAGACTTCCTAAGCTGTGTATACCTATTTCTTAACCAAGCTTCACCATTCCTTTCAATTAATTCCTTAGTTAATGGCCTATCATATTCACCTTCTTGATCCATTGATTGCGCTACTAAGCCTTTCAATAAATCATTAAACTCTTTCTTGTTAGATTCATTTATTTCATAAGCAGGGTCTAGTAGCATCCCTTCTTCTTCTAACCAATCACGAATTTCTGGAGGATAATTAGCTGCTACTTCATAACTGATACCGTCTGTTTGTGAAGCTGCTGCTGTTAAATCTTTCTTCATCTGCTCAAATGTATCACCTTGCTGAGTAGACATATTCTCAGTAGCTTTTTCAACTAAATGATGAATGCTTAAACCTCCAGCACCATCTTCTTTTATTAATGTATGTCCCCACTCTGTGATCAATTCTATAGGTGGCGCTTTTCCTTTGTTAACTTTTATATACTCTGCCATTTGACCTTGCAGATTTGTAACAGCGTTAGCTCTTTTGTCTGCAGCTTCTTTACCTGCAGCTATAACACGTGCATCAATTCGATTGTCCCAATTTACATAATCAAAATTATCTTTTCTCCATTCTTTAAATTCTTTAAAACCTTCAAATCCAATTTGATTATGATCTTGTGAATTTATTAATGCCTCCTCAATTTTTCTTAATTTACCTAGAGTTATTTCTCCATTTTCATATGCAACTAATAACTGATTCAGTTTTGTTTGAAAAGCTTCTTTACGACCTTTCATATAAGGCGCTTGAGCTTCGACATCTTTAAGAAGATTGTAGACAAATTCAGTAGGTTTTAAATTATTTGCTTCCTTAATTAGTACTGCACGTATCTGTTTTTGTACACTATTGTTCCAGAATTTCCTAGCATTAATACCACCTTTTAAGTCTCTATCGCCGAAATAAGCAGTAAGAACAGGTTGGAAATCCTCCATAACTGCTTCTGGTGAATACCACTGCGATAAAACATCCGTGATTTTCTTCTGAGCTTGAGCATTCATATATGCTAGAACAGAATTATCAGGATCTTTATCGATTAATTCTTGATTATATTCACCGCCTTCTTCAATATCTTCTATACTTATAGGTTCAGTAATTCCAGGGAATACATGGTCTGGTATAGTTATTTTTTCTTGTAGATTCTGCTGTGCCCATTCTGGAGTCTTTTCTATTATGTCAGCTTTCATTAAGCGTAACATATTGTGGTTATAAAAACCACCATTATTTAAAACTCGTTTTACTAATGCTAACTCCTCACCTCCACTTTCCAGTGTAAAGGCAAGTTGTTCCATTTTTCTTACATTATCATCATTTAACTTTACGTTATTACGATAAGGTACTAAGACTTTTTCCAGAAGTTCTGGATTCTTTTTTAGTTCTAAGAAATCAGAGAATGATTGTTGAACATCTTTTTTCTGATCCCTGGCGGCCATATGCTGTACACCATACTGCAATAGACCAGAAAAGGCTGCTAAATCTTGACCATGCCATTCTGCGGTCTGTTTAGATACTTTAGCATTATGCTCATCTATGACCGTCTGTTGTTTATATGCAAGGTCCATACTGATCAAATCAGCATCCCCTTGTCTCTGATAATTCCCTAATAATGTTTTAGTATTATTAGCTCTATCACGCGCTAACGTGTCAGCTCCTGCATCTTTAGGAGCAAAGGCTAAGGATTCTCTTCGTGGATCAAAACCCTTAGTCTGCCTCTGGTATTTTGTTTCGTTTGCCATAATTTTATGCGTTGTTAGAATTGATTAAATGTATACCGACTTGCATCAAAACCACTCATTGCAGATGATGGGATAGTCGGTTGAACAGTATTAACAACGCCACCTACTTTCCCGGCTTATTCCAGAATCCTGATGTGCCGCCACCTAAAGCTCCGAATGTACTTATACCAGCTCCTATACCTCCCATAACATCACTGAAGAATCCTCCAGATGGTGAAGGTGCTTTCATTGGCATAGGTCCAGGTAGTTGTACAGCCCCAGGAACTTTTAATGCAGGTGGTATAGCAATCTTAGTCCAAGCTGTGTAGTCAGCATTCTCAAGTTGACCAGCAATTGCACCAAGTCTTTGCTTATGAGCAGATCTTGCACTAAATAAAGTCTTATCAAACTCCATCTGCTCTTGACCAAATGCTGCTAATGTATTGATCATATTAGCACGTTCTTTTGATCTGCTGTGACTAGTACCTGTACCAGATGCTGCAGCCATACCTTGAGCACGTAGTAACTCATTGGCCATTTTATTTCTTTGCAATGCTGCTGATTCTAACTGTTCAGCGTATTTAAACTGTTCAGCTACATGACTTGCAGAAGCAGCATCAGCATTGAATTTCCTTTGTCTTTTATAATCTTCTATCTTAAAGTCGTACTCTTCTTTGATCCGATCATTGGCCATGCCAATCATCAATTCTTCATAACGACCTTTATAAGCAGCTTGCTTTACTGAATGCACATGCTGTTTCATGGCCTGTATGTACTGCATTGCAGCTGCATTCTTAGCATCTTGTCGTTTATTTCTAGATCCAAGGAATCCAGAAACACCACTTAGTATAGCTCCTCCTGCTGCCCAAGTTATATTCATCTCAACACCAGATTCAGCCAGCATTTGTTGATGTGGCTTATTCTGACCTGGTGGCAGCATACTCATCTCAGCGTCACTCATTGGGATGCCGATGTCATTAAACATAGTTTACCTCCTTATACACGACTGTAGAATTTCTTGTTGTATTTACCTTCCCAAGTCATGCCCAATAGACTTACTGGTAAAGGAGTATCACCTACGATACTAAATGATATATTTTCATTACGTTGATGGACAGGTACCTCATGGATACTTTCAGCTGACATAGCAACATCATTAGCTGTATATGTGTATGGCATTATAGCAGAAACTGTATGTGATCTATCTGGTATTCCAGTTAAATTAACGTTATATTTGACTGGTCCGCTTAATCCTGTTGAAACTTTAATCCTATGTATAATAAGATCAGATGTATAATCAGTCTTAGTTGTACCTTCACCTGATGATGCGTAATACAACTTAGGTAACTCAACAGTCATTGTATATATGTAACCTATAATTAAGTTCTTACCTCTATAATCACCGTCTATATCTACATACTGATTAGGCGCTGAACCTTCCACAGTTGGATATAGTATAGCTCCAACTGAAGCTTCAGTAGCACCAATAGTACCACCTATATAACCACCCAAAGCTACAACTGCTAACTTCTTACCTGCATGATGAGTGAATGGAAGGTATACTCTAGTTTTATCTACTACACCTGTTGATGGATATATTCTATACGGATTAGTATCAAACATATCCATACATACATCCGTCTTTTCACCTGTAGCTAAGGTTAAGAAACCAGTATCACTAGCTTGTCTAAGGTCAATAGAGTTGATTGATACATTAGTACCGTCAGATACCAACGCATAGAATGTACTAGTATCAAAGAATTGATCAACTAATGTACCAGTTAGATCCCATTTATACCATGTAGAAGCTTTTCTACCTTCAGATGTTTGATAAAAACGATACTGATATAGTGTATTTGTACCTGTATTAGCAAGTGAAATCATGCTCATACCAGGTGATGCTGCTATATTATCTATAGAAGATGGGACTAATTCCGGTACAATACCTGTAGTATTGAATGTACTAGGAGGGTCGGTTGTACTAATATTAGCTATTTCAAATAACCTACTCCATAAAGGAGACTTCGATATAAAGCCTATTGATGAACCTAAATCTACAGCAGTTATCTTTGGATCACATTCAAAAGAAGATAGTGTATTAACTTTAGCAGACTCAGGACTTAATATATCTGAATCAGTTGATAATAAGAATTGCTCATTATCACTAAATATAACCAAACCAGCACTTGAAGGTTTAACGTAGTTAAGGTTAACAGGTTTAGTTGAGGATACTGATATATCAATAGGATCATCAGCTGTAGCAACCTGTGCAGATCCTACCCAAAAATCATAGAAGGAACCTGCTTTACTCATCACTACACTACCACCTGTCAAGAATCCAAAACGGTTTCTATAAAAGAACATGTTCCTTATAGTACTACCGACAAAGGTTGGTATAGGATTAGTTATATCATCCCCTACATCTCTATTCTCCCAAGCTATAGGTCTAAAATGAAATGTTCCATCTGCTTCACGTGTTAACTGATGAGGCATAGTTAACGGATCAAATTTATATCTTACACTAGGTGCAACGCATTCTTCCCAAGCACCAGGGCCAGCAGATGCTGTACCTGAAGTTACAAATTTAACCCACATATCATCCGCTAGGATGCTTTCACTATTAACAATCTTTACTCTATAATCATTAGTACATTGTACTGGTAACCTACTTAAATCAGTTATTTTATCTGTAAAGGTATAGATAGAGTTCTCTTGTGGACCACCAGAAGCTTCAATACTGGTTACACCTGTTACATGTATACCTGAACCTACAGCAGTAGCTACACAACTAGCAGCTGCTCCGCCAGCTCCATTAATATTAGTTACCAAATTAGATACTACAGTCGGTACGTCAGCATCGCCTGCTGTTGCATCTTCAGCGGTTGTATAATTAATTGTTACTCCATTTATTTTTACTTCATATTTAGCATTATAAGAAACTATATAGACAACAATGAAAGCTTCAGTAGGTATTGGATCTGTATCTTCAGCTACCATTGATATTGTTCTAGCTTTATTTAATACATAAGTATAATCATTTAATGTTAATAACTCAATATCGTCAGCAGATGCTCCACGTAAATAGCCTTCATGAGGTATACTAGTGATAGCACATGTATTTAAATCCTGAACATATCCTGAACTACCATCACCTAAAGCGTTTGACTCAGCAGTCACAGCACTGTTGTAGGCTGTCTGCGCTGTGTTCATAGTGTTAGTAGCTGTAGTCAACTCAGCAGCAGTATTAGCAGCTGGTGAAGACTCTATTAATTCATATACTCTCTTACCTGTAGATGCAATTGTAGGATGCTCATCAGTCATCTCCTTACCTTTTTTATAAGTAAGTGCTATGACTTTAAATGTAGCATTACCCCCGCCACCTGATATTGTTATTACTTCATCTATCTTATAACCAGTTGTAGCGGTTGTACCACCAGCTGTTGCAACTGTAACTAGCTGATCAATGACGCCGCCTGTTACAGTGTAGGTTACTGTTAAACCAGTACCTGATCCACTTGAAGTTGTAGCTGCTGTTGTAGCACTATAACCTGTACCACCACTAACACGTTCTAGTGTAAGCACTGGTCCTGATATGGCACCATCAGACATGCTTTTAATATCAGCTGATGATGTACCAGAGTTCCACTTAAGAACAGTCCATGTATTATTAGCACCTTGTTTATATATACCAGATTTTATTTCTTCTTTAACAGTACCTTGTTGAGGGTCATAGTCGAATTGAGTATCCCAATAGCTAGCTGTCGTTATACTTTGGCCGTCATTTTTTTCGGCAAAATCTGCTTGAGCTGTATGTAATGAATCGGTTTTTGTGATAGTATCAGCTACAGCATCATTATACGTATCTAAATCTGTTTTCAGATTAGTGTAAGCTACATTGTCTGCACCTGGACCACCACTATCATCACCCATATCAACAACTCTAGGGCTTCCGTCTATAAGGCTCCATAACTTAAAAGTATTGCTAGCAAATTGACCTACATATTTTTCATTCTCGTCTCGTAAGATAGAGAACCATTTAGCATAAGCTTCTGTTTTAGTAACAGTAAGAGTGATGGCTGCACCACCTCCACTTCCTAACGCAGAGTCAGCTATAGTTAATGTATCACCTACAGCATATCCTTTTCCAATGTCAGCTGCACGTATAGATAAACTAGCAGCAGTAGTAGCGAAGGTATGTCTTGTACTTACCGTTAGTACCACTGCAGCACCACCGCCACTTCCAAGGGAACTGTCGGCTATTGTAATTGTCTCACCAATAGCGTAACCACTTCCACCTGTCTTACCATTTCTAGTATCAAGTGTAATAGTAGGTTTACCGTCTGAGTCTACTACGACTTTGAAATCAGCTCCTGTGCCAGAAGCACTACCACCAGCATTACCAACGTAGTAAGTACCAGCTGTTCTACTACTATCACTTACACCATTATGTGTGAAGCCTGTAACTTCATTTGATGCTAGGACATGTACATGAAACTTAGCACCAGAACCAGAGCCACCAGTTGCAGAGGCTCCACTGTATCTTCCTACAGTCCTGCTACTATCACCTACACCATTATGAGTTACACCGCCTATAGCAGTATTTATATTTTCAGCATTATATAGATTACTAACAAATTTACCCCCTGGTCTTTTAAGCATACCTAATGCATAGTCAGGGAATGTATTTATAGCATCTTTAACTTGAGTGGGAATCTTTTTCTTATCAGGTTGTTGCGATATCCCATTTAAAAAATTTGGAATATTCTGTGTAATTGTACTCATCGTTGTAATGCAGCAAATGGTTGATAGCTGTTGTGATAATCTTCAGCATCTTTCCAACCAAAGATAGAGTAGTCCCCTTGTTGAGTCTCATACTCTAGGGCAGCGGATTTAGTCTCAATCTCATTCTGTTGTAATAATGCATATATTGCTTGATCTCCTATCATTCTTACAGCACACAACCTAGCTGCCTTAGCAGTTATATAGGCTTGTACAGCAGGAGGCACGTCAGCAAATTCCCAATACCATATAATATCACATGTTAATTCCCGTGGATCATCTCCATCTTTCCATTCATAAGTATGCTCATTTCTATCATACAAGAAACCACCACGACGTACTGGGTTATAATCATCATAGTGTTGATACTTGTATGTATCTATAGATAAAGCATTAGAAGGGTATTCGATTTTAAACGTAACAGAATCAGCAGTTAATTTATAATGACGTTCTGTATTAAAGGACCAGCCTTCGGCTTGGACAGTTTTGTTAACTTCTCTTAATGTGTTAAGAGCTATAGCAACTTCAGGGTTTTGAAGATCCAGTGTGGTTACGGGTGCCTGACCCACTGAGCTTAATATTTGATTAACAGCATCCAGTTCTGTGGACACAGCATAAGTAGGATAGGACATATGAATTTATATGAATAAAAAAAAGGGGGTCGTGAGAACCCCCCATGAATAATTTTAGGTAACGTTACACTCTTGTGTAGCGTAAGCGACTCTTAGGTTTTTGGTGATAGATACCACAGCATTAGAGCTGCGGATATCAGTACCACCTCCATCTGTACGAGATACGCTTTCACGGTTGGCGTCTGTTGTGCAGACACCGTTGTTACCTTTAGCGACAGCAGTTGCCATTAGTATTACCTCGTATATTTATTAGCAGCCAGGGGTTGCAGTTAGATCGCAAGAGCCTGTGGCTGTGGCTGAACTAGCAGCGATTCCAAAGGAAGATGTTCCTAAAAGAGTTCTACCATATTCAACAGGTGTAGGAGGGTTCTCAGAAATAGTATCGAGACCACCGATTCCTACAGTAATTGTGCGCTTTCTATTTTCGCCAGGGATAGTAGACATAATATATCTCCTTACTGGTTAGAGAATTCGATAGCAGCAGCAGGGTTAAGGGTTCCGGCTCCCATAGCCAAACGTCCTAGAATGACATCGCCCTGATAAAGGACTGATACATCACCAGAGGTTACTTGTACTTGAGGTCCGATTGCTTCAACAACACCAGCTACATCTTTCTGATAGATAAGACCGCAATGATATTGGAAGTCACCAGAGTAATCATTGTTCTCACCAGACTGAGAATTAACAGTACCTGCCAAGAATGGTAGGTTGTTAGAACGTCTGATTTGAATACCAGCAATCTCATAGAGACCTTCGCCGGAGTTTAGATTACCTTGCTTATTACCATAGTCACGATTCAGGATGTTAGTAGATACCTGAGAGACTAGAGCATAGTACTGTCTTGGAGAGAGTACAGCTGTACGTCCTTGCTTAGGTACATTCTTTTCATCAAGAATTGAAGCAGCTTCGAAGAAGCCATCAACTAATGCTTGAGCATCATACTCTTTACCAGTACCGAGTTTGATGGTTGAACCACCTGGCTCTGGACCTGGAGCTGCAGTAATAGGATGTGAAGCACGAGCTGCTAGAGCAATCGTTCTGAAGATCTTCTTATCATAAGCTTCAGCTAGAGCATGACCAATCTTCTTAGAGATCTCTCCCCTCAAAGAGTAGTGTGCAAGTGTCTCGTCTAAATCATAGACGAAAGCTGAACTGATAAGCAGGTCGTCACAGACGATTGTCTTCTCTGCTACTGGAGGATCACCCGATCCGAGGATAGGTTCACCTGGCGTATGGTATGCCGCCTGCATGCGTCCCGTGAAGATGAACTGCAATGATTTGCCGTTCTTTAGGGTACGTCTTTGTACTGTGTCACGTGCGATTGTTGCGCTTTCATACGCCTTAAACAATTCACCACTGAACAGTTTTAAATAAGTTGAGTACTTGGTATCATAGGCGTTAGAACCAGAGGTGCTGGTCACCGCCTTATTCAGGGTACCTAGTACGGTTTGTGTGGCATTAGCCATTGTTACTTCGAGAGTATAATTTACAGACTCTCAACGTTGAGAAAATTTTTCGCGTTATATTTGTGGTCTATCCCACCGTCTAGACAGCTTAAGGGTATCCACCTTAGTGGGCCAAAAGCCAAAGCGGGTGAGGGGAATCGAACCCCTGTCTACCATTTACACCCGCAGGAAGGAGGTTGCCCTCCTGTCCGAAGTGTTTACCACTTCTTCCATACTACATTGGAACCTGCTAAGAGGTGAGTTCCAGCTGCAGAACCAGTTATGTTAGCTAACTGCAATGAGATATTACCCTTTGTAGTTGCTGTAACTAGAGCGTTAAAGTGTACTTGTAAGAATAGAGCAGCAGCATCAGATACACCTGAGTCAACACCGATTGTTTCACCGGCACCGTCAGTTGAATAAGTTGTTACGCACTCTACACCAGCTGCTGAAGGTGTTGCAGCAGAATCAGTATATACTACGGATGCAAGTGAATGAGTTGCAATAGTTGTAGCGACTGCAGTTGATCCATCAGACACAGCTAGGTTTGCAATTCTGTAGCTAAGCTCATTGGTAGTATCTGTATCATACCATAGAGTATAGATACCCATAACCCTTTCATATCCACCGACTGGGATGCTTAGATCAGATTGTGTTGCTAGTGTAGCAGATGATAGAGATGATCCGTCATTTGCTAGGATCTTGCTATTATCGAATAGGGTTCCTGTTGAATAAGCAACAGTTCCATAAGTGGAATTACTTGTAAAAGGCATTTGTTTAAATTAGTATAGGTTTTTTGCTCTCATGCAGTTCCGCTGCACAAGGCTAAAGAGAAGTAAGAGCTTCCTCTAATGATTGAGGTTCTTCTTCTTGATTGTTTTTAGTATGCTCCTCCACATCACATGGAGTTGCATCCTCTTGAGACTGCTCTTCAGTATTCATCTGAAATTTCGCAAGGTGGGCAGGATCTACAGTGCTCATGTTCATACATGTGTAGACCCTCTATAAAAATAAAGAGCCCCACAAGCAGTAAAACAGACGCAAGTGGGGACTCAAAGTACTTCATTTAGAAGTTATATTTGACACCTAATTTGGTGCCGTATGCGTTATCAGCATCTTCATCAGTGATGAATGATACTTCACCATACACATCTAGTTTCTCAGATGCAGCGATGGTTACACCACCTTTGCCTGAGAATTCACTGGTGCCGTCTACAGCGTCGCCGTTGACAAGAGCTGGTCCGCCTTGAATGTAATATCCAAGCTCGCCTACCTCGCCTTCATAGCCTACGTGTAAATCGGTAGTACGGGAAGTATAATCACCGCCTGTATAAGATGCGTTAGACTCGACGTTTACATAAACGCCAGCCATTGCAGGTGCAGAAGCGATGGTGGATGCTGCTAGAGCAAGTGCAATTGTTTTCATGTTAAGTTAAATAGTTTTTGTGTACTCAACACCACGATACTTAAGTTTTACAGACATAGTAAATACTCCAGTACCACACCCCCGTTCCATGATGTGGTTTCATGCGTCCCCCGAAGGGATGAACGGACGTGGTGTGAGGTGGCTTCTTCTGATTCGACTATCGAGCCGCCATTCTACCTAGAATACTCCAGGTATGATTTGTCCAGTAAATAGGTAAGCTCCAACGGCTGCATTAAATCCAATCATTGCAAGCCAGCCGTTGACACGCTCCGCATTTTCGAAGTAGTTAACGTCCATGACTTCTACTTGTGGTTCAGTTGCGAATCTGTTTTGTCTGCCGCCTTGTTCAGTTGTTGTAGTCATTAAAGTTTAGAGTAAGTGTACTGGGCGAGGATGAAGGTTCAGGTCGCCACTATACTGTTTTTATTTTTTAGGGGGTCTACCCTTCTGTGTTCCGTATGTTCCTTTACCTTTTGGCATAGTTTTATCCTATTGATGGTGCAGTTAAAGCAACCTCAGTTGTATTAGTTGAGGCTAAGTCGAGTGGGAAATTGTGTGCATTCCTTTCATGCATAACTTCAAACCCTAAGTTAGCTCTGTTTAAAACATCAGCCCACGTTGGTACTACCCTGCCGTTTGCGTCAAGGATAGATTGATTAAAGTTAAAGCCGTTGAGATTAAAAGCCATAGTGCTGACTCCCATGGAGGTAAGCCATATGCAAACCACTGGCCAAGCACCAAGAAAGAAATGAAGAGAACGGCTATTGTTAAAGCTCGCATATTGAAAAATCAAACGACCGAAGTAGCCATGAGCTGCGACGATGTTGTACGTCTCATCTTCCTGGCCAAACTTATAACCATAGTTCTGCGACTCATTGTCAGTAGTCTCTCTAATGATCGAGGAAGTAACGAGACTTCCGTGCATAGCAGCGAATAAAGCTCCCCCGAAAACCCCAGCAACACCAAGCATATGGAATGGATGCATGAGGATATTGTGCTCGGCTTGGAAGACGAACATAAAATTGAAAGTACCGGAAATACCAAGAGGCATGCCATCAGAGAAA